CGCAGCAGGTGCTCCTGCACCATCTGGTATTCGCCAGCACTACCAGCGGCAGCCTTCATCCGGTCGGACATCTGCCCATAGGCGTCGACCTGCTTGATGATGCCGCCAATGACGCCCGCCCCGGCCACGGCGGCGAAAGCGCCACGGATCAACACGCCGGCCTGCTGCGCCGCGCCACCCGCACTGTCGAACGCGGAGTCCACTTGAGCGAGGTTGCGGTCGATCGACTGCGAGGTGCGCGCCACCACCTGGTCAGCGCTGGCCAGCTCGCGGCGCAGCTGCGCCGTGGTGGCCTCGATCTGGACTAGCATCCCCTGGACTTGTTGGTCGGCCATGCAAATCTCCAAGCACAAAAAAGCCGCCCGGAGGCGGCACGCTATATACTGATTGGGCCGCCCTCGCAGGAAGCTTTTCAATTTTTCCGCCACGCCCTGCCGGGTCGGTGGTTTCGCGGCGGCTGCCTGGCCTTGTGCCTGGCCACGCCCTGTCCAATCGAGCCGGGCATCGAGCGCGAGCATGATGTGTGGGATCGGGGTGTGCCACGCGGTATCGGGCGGCCAGCCAAGCCAGCCGGTAGCCACGCCGAACAGGTAGTCCACGTAGCTACCGTTCTTCACTGCGCTGTGCTGGCCGCCTCGTCCTTTCCCCGGGCGGCCACGCTCGGCGGTACCGGATTGAGCAGCACGGTAATGAAGTCGGTCAGCTGCCCCGACACCTTGGCCACGCCCGTGCGGAACACATCGCCCGCGATGACCGCGTGCTCGTCGGGCTTGAGATTGGCACCAGCGATGATGATGTCCGCACAGGCGGCGATGCTCATCAGCCTCATGGATTCCAGCGCCGCACGCAGCCCGCCGAAGCGGGATTCGATGAGCAATGCCGCTTCCAGAGTGGGCTTGAGGGTGTAGCTGCGGCCGCCGACCACGAGCGTGGCAGTGCCGTACAGGGCTTCACTCATTGGGATTCTCGCAGTAAAGGACGGGGCTCAGCCCCGCCGATCAAGGGACAGCCGGGCCGGCCGGGATTTCGATGATGTCGGTGTTGATCGCGAACGTCATGTTGCGACGCACCACGTTGTCAGCCGAACCTGCGGCCACGGTGTTGTTCATCACCTTCACACCGAAGTAGAAGGTAGTGGGCAGGATGGCGGGGGTAGCGGTCGGATCGCCGTCGTTGAGCGTGATCTTGACGTTGTAGTTGCCCTTGGTGCGGTCCTTGTGTGCGACCGCCACCGCTTTCTGGCCAACATCGCCTGCGTCCAAGCCGACCGCCAGGGTCATGTTGCCGGCGTCGGCGGTGCCCTTGTACTTGCGCACGCGGCCGTCGCTCAGGGCGGTGAAGTTCACGGCGCTGAACGTATCGCCGAATTCGCCCAAGTCTTCGATCTCGCCCACCTGGACATAGGTGTCGGCCTCGTACTCTGCGAGGGAGGCTGGGGCGGTCTTGCCGCCGAACGCGAGCCGGCAGCCGGCGGCTGTATTGAGGTTGTCATCGGCCATGGGGGATCCTCCAAATGGCATTGGATAAAGCCGCTGCGCGGCCGGTAGGTAATTCAGTGGGTGGTGATCACGCGGACGGTGATCGAGCCTTGGTAAGTGATGCCGTCGGCATCGCGCTGGGCGTATGCCTGCTCGACCCTGACGGATACAGCGCGGCCCACCTCCAGCGGTAGCCGGCGCTCGTCCAGAGCAGCGATGACTTCGCCGTTGATGCGTTTCACCTCTGCCTGCCCCACGGCATTGGACCAGACCGACAGGTACAGCAGGCGCGTTTCGCGTTTGCGGCCCGAGATGGGGTTGCTGTTGACCGAGACCTCCCGATCAATGGAGACGTATGGCATTTCCGCATTCAGCGGTGCACCGTCGTAGATCGGGCAGCTTACCTCAGACTGCAGCCTGGCAAAGATCGCTTCCTGCAAGGCCAGCGATGGATCAGCCATTGCCTACCCCCTGGCTTGCCTTGCGTAGCGTGCGCTGCACAGCCGCTTCGATGTCGGCCATCACATACTCCCGATTGACGTCCATTGATGGACGAAGCCAGGGATGTGCCGGCCTGGCCGGAATCTCTGGATATTTGCCAAAGAAGTGCGTGCCATCGCTCTTATTGCTGTCGCGCCGGTATCGATCACCGGCCCGTTTGCCGCCGGTGTAACCCTTGGTGCCGTACTCGATGAAGCGCAAGTAGAAGAACCGCCGGTTGTCGCGCTTGCCGCGAATGCCGATCTGGGCGTCTAGGCCACTGGGCGACACATATACCCGTAGTGCAGCAGCGGCCGCGCCGGTGTCCTTGGGCATCAACTGCTTCTGGGTCTCCAAGACGCGGTTTGCCGCCTCCAGCATCGCCGGCTGCAGCTCGTTGTCCATCGTCTTGTGGATGTTGCGCAGCGTCCGGCGCAGCCGGATATCGCCGCGAATGCTGGACCGACGCGCCATAGCCTACTCCTTGGCCGGGGCTGGTGCCTTCGCTGGCTTTTCAGCAGACGCGGATTCGTCTTTGATTTCCACGGCGTATCCACGAGCGATCAGGCCTTCGCCATACTCCTTCTTGACCTCGAAGATATCGCCTTTCTCGCGCTCGCCAGACGCGCCGGTCAGTGGGCCCAAAGCTTGAATTTTCATTGTTCACCTCATGGGTTCGGTACCGATGAGCAGAGCAGCCTCATCAGGGTGTTCTCGTTGTCCGGCAACACTGCTTCGACTTGGTAAGTGATCCCGCGGCGCGCCAGACGCGACCCGACAACGATGTCCGAGCGCGGTCTGGCAATGATTTCAGCCGTAACAACTGCACTCAGCTTTTCCGCGACTGCCGTTACGCGCCCTGTAGGGGTGCGGACTTCGCCCCACATTTCAGGGCGAGCCCCAGGAAGCCACGTCACTGTGGCTCCGCCGGACTTATTGCGCTCTTCATGTCGGTGGGTCACCTCGAATCGGTGACGAAGCGGCCCGGCTCTCATACGCCCCACCCGATACGGTGGAGGTAAGAAGCGCCTTCGAACCTTGCGGCAGTTCGGTGGCGATAGTCCCGATTACAACGTCCTCACGGTTCGCGTAAAGGTGGCCGAGAATCAGCAAACAGGCAGCCTTGATCTGCTTGTTGCTGACCATGGGAGACTCGCCGGCCTCCCCGGCGGCGACAGCCTCATCCAGCGCCTGCTGATCCTCATAGATGCGGCGGTTCAGATAGTCCATCGCCTGACCTTCGGCCGCCTCGATCAGTAGTTCCAGGTATGCGTCATCGTCGTCAGGATCCCGCAGGTGATGCCGGGCGATGGTCATGCTGATGACCGGCATGTCGCTACTCCTCCAGCGGCTCGAACGATGCCAGCTTCCGCTCCACCAACTCCTCTGCATGCCTGCGTGGCACCCGGTAAGCAGGACCGCCGCGGCGACGCAGTTCGCCCTCGTCCATGTAGGACCGCATCGGGTAGATCTGAAGAGTTGCTGGATTGGGGTTAGCGGCAACCTCACCCTCTCCAGCTGACTGATCGGCTTCGTCGGTGCGGTCGTTCAGCGCTGGCCCGATCTGGCCTGCACCTTCCGATGCCCCCGCTTCCGTAGCGGGAGCTTCGGCACTGGCGGCTAGGTCGCTTGCAGCGATGTCCGATCCGGCACCCGAGTCTACCGGTGTTTCCGGCAGCGCCTGCTCTGCGCTCTCACCCGAGCCTGGAGCTGTTGCGGGAGCGCCCGACTCGCCAGGATTTGACGAGCCTGTATCACCAGGCGAAGGGGGCAAAGCCCCATCCACGGCCTGGCCGTCGCTGGTTTCAGTGGTCGAGACAGGTTCCTTCGGCTCAACCGTGGACTCTGGTTTTTCCTGTTTACGTGCCATGGGAGTACTCCAATCGGGCGTCATTGCTGACGCCCCTAGCCAGAGAAATCAAGGAGTGATCAGCGGACCGGTAACGAACGCCTCATCGCGGTAAATCGCAAAGGCCAGACGCTCTTCAGCACGGATCGTGGCCATGTTGTTCTCGAAGTCCTTGTCGTTCTCGGTCGAGATCAACACTTCGATTTCCATGCGGTCGAAAATCTGAGCGCCGAGCTTGAAGGCTCCGACCAGGAAGTCGTTCTGTGTCATGGCTTGGGTGGAAACCACTGGGCGATTCCAGAGTTTCGCGTTGGTGCCCTCCTGAGGCTGGCCGATGATGTAACGGCCTTCACCGTCCTTGGTCAGCTCGATGGCCGCCCAGTCGATCGGGTTGAGCACGATGCCATCCGAAGGGAACTCCGCCAGTTC